ATTTCTTTTAAGAAGCGAGTTCTATCTATAATATCTTTAACTAACATTTATCTCCACGGAGCGTCATTCCATTCTACTACATCAAACCCTTCAAAGCTAGGTCTGTAGTCCATTCCCATATCAGAAAAATGTGCTTTTTGCAATTTTCGTAATACTTTAATTGGAAACCAACTAGCCATAACTATATCAGATTTATAAACATTTTTTCTTCTAGCTGAGAAAAATGACAACTGTTTTCTATACATTTCTGATTTAACTTGTGATTCAGTGTTGCCATACGGTAAAACAATTAACTGGTCTTGAAACATAGGTGCTAACGATGTAACACCAAAATGACTATCCCATTTGTTTTTATACGTTTCGTGTCCTTCTAGTATGATACCGTTTCTATTTGCATATTCTTTTATACGTGGGTCTTGACGAATAGCCTTTTGAAAGTTGTTTTCTTCAATAACCCAATGAAACAAGTTGTACTCTTGATGCCATTCTTGAATAACTTTTAAAGCCTCTTCTATACCACCACCTTTGTTATTTTGTATATCTACCATTTGTAGCAGAGCATCTTCACCATCATCAAGTATTGCCCATAAAAAAGCAGCTTGATAACCTGATGCAGCAGGGTCTAGGCCTGCAACCAGGTAAGAATGTTTTGGTACTTGTCCTACTACTTTGCTAGTATCCATACACTCTGATATAGCTTCTACACTAAATATAGTTGCACCACCTTCACCTGGCCTATTTTGATAAACCATCTCAAATCTCTGTAAACCACCTGTAGTCATAGAATCACGTTTTCTTGATATTAACCACTTGTATGTTCTAAAACCTGACCATAACATACAATCAAAGTGTTTATCTTCTTCTAGCTCAGGTATCTCACAACTAGAATCGTGTGCCTCTTCTACTATAGTTTCCCAGGCTTCTGAATCTAGTAACGAACTATACAGGTCATCAGGGTGCTGTCTTGAACCAATAACAATAATTGCTGTATGTTCTTCTTTACGTGATGCAAGTGTTGTTGTCCACCAGTTTTTTGTATTGTTTCTAGCACTAGGTTGTGCTGTAGATGCGTGGTCTTCTATGTCGTCTGCAATAATTAAGTCACAGTCACGTGACAAAATCTTACCACCTTTACCAATACCTATCATTGTTGGTGACTTTATACCGTGTACTGTTCTAGTAGATACAGTAAAACCATTTTGAGACCAAGACTTACCTGTTCTTGTTTTAGGTTTAAAAGAACCACCTGGTCCACAAAAGTCTTCTTTGAGGCCTTCGTTTGATTCTAATGTATCTATTACAGATGACACTGAGTTCTTTGCAATATCCTCATTACCACCTACCCACATAATTCTTATGTTAGGGTTTTTCATAATACGCCATATAGCAAAATGTATAAGTAGTTCTGTTTTACCGTGACGTGGTGGTGACAATATCATTTGTTGTCCACCTTCATCTATAGCTTTGTTAAGTGAGTTTATCCATTTTTCGTGAAATGGTGCGGTTTCAAATCGTACACCTTTTTCTGTTAAGAAATATCTATTTCTAAATTCTTTAAAAGATTCTAATGATTCAATAGCTGCATCAGGTATATCCCAATCAGCTTGTGCTTTTTCTAATTCTATGTCTTCTTGATATGCTGCAAGAAACCTAGAAACTTGTGCTTTAGATACTTTAAGTATTTTAGCTGCATCATCTCTAGTAATATCGTCTTGCAACACTTCTTGTACAAGTCCATCATTGACAAATTTTTCGTAGACATCGCCACGTCTAGCATTAACACGTCCATCTTTAGCTGTAGATTTTTTCTTAGGTTTTTTAGCTTTGATATTAGTCTGCTTTTCTTCCAGGACATATACCTCACCATTTTTTTTAGCTCGCCATTTACGTTTATCAATAAGTTGCCTGCATTTATCTGAACAAAATTTTCTCTGACCTTTAGGTAATAAATTACTGCATTCGGGTACAGCACATACTACATTTACCATTTGGTTCTATTAGCCCAATAGGCTGCTGACATTTTTCCTTTTTTAATATTTTTAGCGTGTCTTGCTTTAAAAGATTTACGTCTAGCTTTCTGTTTAGCAGATGAAGGACTTTTACCTGCACCCCTAACTCCTTGTTGACCAAATCTAATTAACTTTAATTTATGACCCTCTTGTGCAAGAACTACGTGTGACTTCTTAGGATGCTTAGGTGTACGCTTAGGTTTATTAACACCTTTAAGTCCGTGTTTTTTAAGTAGAGCTTTTTTACGATTTGCGTGTGACATTATTTCTTAATTTTCTTTATCTTACCATTTTTAGTTCTAGCAAACTTATGTGTTTTAGTTTCTCTAATAAGAGTACCATAATGTCTCTTGCCACCCCACATCCAACTAACTTGTGCCATTAGTCATCACCTGGCCAATTAGGATTACCTGCGTATTCTTTATCTTTATCCATTACCTACCTACTTTTTTTTGTGCAGCTTTATGTGATTTAGAAAAACTAGAACCACGTCTCATAGAGTTGTACATATACTGAATGTGTTTTTTAGTATGATGTTTAGAATGTTTTTTCATAGCCTGCTGTTGGGACTTAGTTAATTTAGAAATATCTACACCCTTAACTTTCATTTACGCCTTCTCTTTTTAGTAGCTCTTGATTTCTGTACTTTTTTCAAATCTATGTATCTACCTTCTCTATAAGCCTTTGCAGTCGCCTTAATTTCACGAGCAACAGAAGCCTTTGAATTTTTTTTATTCTTAAGGTATTTAGATGGGACGCCTTTTTCATAAGGAACTTTACGTCTACTTTTTTTTCTTTTTGGAGGCACGTTTTTTCTTACCACCCTTCCGCTTTAAATCATTATCCTGTGAGTGGCCACCTTTAATAAAACTGTTTACTCTACCCATAGCCCAAGCAGCCATACTTGCTGACTTGCTACCACTAGATAAATATGCACCTTGGCCTCTACGATACACTGCTGCTAACTGTCCATAAGTATACTTAGAGTTAGCTGCCTTCTTTTGCAAAGTAGCTTTAGTCTTTGCGTTTATAGGTTTTCTTTTAGGTTTCTTCTTAGGAGCCATTAGGCCCACCCTTACAAGTGTCAGGGCAAGCTCCACAACAATTAAATAAAATCATACTTTTATATTAGTACATTTTACGTTTTTTACGGCCTTTATTCTTCTTCTTGGATTTCATCTTTTTTCCGTACATCATATCTCCTTAATTTTTTTCTGTATTCTATACATCCAAGATTATGGCAGAATTTATATCTGCGTGCAAACTTTAAGCGTTTACTACAAACCTTGCAATGCTTTATCATTATGATAATATATTGTACCTATGAAAAAGATAACAGACAACGAAATACAGGATAAAGGTAGAGAAGTTGCAATAAGATTAGATTACCTTATGGCAATAGTAGACAAATCATATAACAGACATCAAAAATGTTTAGTGTGTTCTGAAAAATATAAACATCATATAGATGGTCTACCTTGTTTATCTGACGATAATCCTAAGCAAATAGTTAGGACTGACCGTTGGGGAAACGTTTCCCATAAATAACTTGGTCAATCATTTCTTCAGTTACGTGTAGCGATTGAACATCCCCAGTAGCTTTTAGTTCGCTAATTGGTACTAGCAAAGAGCGTGAAAAAAAATTTTTATTTTCTGTCTCTACTATCTTGTGTCCGTCAGCTATCCAGTCTACAATCCAGGGATTTATTTTTTGTGGGTTCCAATAAAGTATTTCTGTTGTTTCGTATACCCAGTAAAACAAATAATCAGGAAATGTTTTCATTGCACATCCAATAGACTTGAATCCATCGTTATCTACTATTTGTATCTCTAGTGCTACGTTACCTGTTTGTTTGGCCTGTGTGTCAGTCTTTACTTCAAAGTATTTTGTACCTAACTCATTGTTAACTACAAAGAAGTCTGCACCTTGTTGCTGTTCCCATTTTGCTGCAGGCCTAACAACGTAGACGGATTTGCCCTCTGTTGTCTTACTTTCATAGAATGTTTTAATAAGTTGTTCACCTTGGTGACCGACCTGTAGTTGTTCTTTAAAATCATAAATATTATCCTCCTTGATTTATATTTAAATTCTACTATGGTATAGTTTATAGACAAACATTCTTATCGAACTAATAAGTTACAGGTAAAGGTGCTATCGGACGGCAGAAAGCTCGCTACTAGCGCAAGTTGGGACTGGGATTACCACAAGGCGAGTACCCGAGGACTTACGAAAAGAAAAGAATTATTTTTTTACAGTACGCTTATATGTCCGCCCCTGCCCGAAACAACTCCCCAAACATACTATAAAAAAGAAACATCTTTTTTACTAGACTTATGTACGCGTGTGTTATACTAAACTAGACACTTATCTAAGCAGGACATTACATCCTCCTGTAACTGTTATCCCAGTCAACTGTACAGGTAAGTGTCACGTCTTTTTAAGCTAGTTACCAGTAATTTTTTTAGACATCACATACCACACCTGCCCCACGCCACATTAAATACCCCCGATACGTATGGTCTAAAGCTGTATATATTCTTCTATACTTAGTATCCACCACCTCCCCCACCCATACTAGATAGCTCGCTAGCTCGCTAACACATACTTATCCCACCCCATAAAACAATACACTATATATAGTACCCTTTGTTTATATTTGTCTAGTGTATGTATAGTTCTGTGTCCCAATGTTACAGACCTCAGACACTCTATACT